TTCTTCCTTGTTACCAATACGTCTTGCAAACTCCCTGGCGATATAGTTCTCAAGATTAAAGACGCTGTCATTAAGAAGCTCTTCAGATACCTTGATCATGGTACCGAGCTTATAAGCGCCTATGGAAACCTGTCCAAAGCTATCATCGCTTTCAGGAATGGCACCTTCCTCATCAATCCAAGAAGCGGTACCTTTGGAAGCCACCACTGGAATCTTACGATCGCCAGAAGCAGTGGAGATGACATTGGCCAGCTTTCTGAAGATATTCTCTTCATTAAGGGACTCAATGAGGGTACGCTCAAACTCATCTGGTACAAGATAGCCACCTTCAGTGTCAGTACCAATCTGCAGTGCGTTCTTAATCATAGGATCGAGGCCTTCACCAGCACGGGTTCTCATGGCATTCCAGAAAGCTTTCTGGTATTCTGCAGAGGCTCTTCCGCCTTTGGATTCCATACCCTGGAAAATAGGTTTTCCGGTAAGTGGTGTGTTAAGTGGTTTTGAAAGCTCACGGTCCAGTGCTTCTTGCTTTTCAAGACGATCAATTTCCTTGCCAAGAGCAACCACATCCGCTTCCATTTTTTCATAGGTAGCAGTGTCTTCAGCAGATACAATTCCATCTGTACCTCTTTTGGTATCCAGGAAGGCTTTAGCAGCTTCCCAGGACTTTGCTCTTTTTTCACGCAGTTCAAGAATTTTATTCATAGTGTTTTCCTCCTAAAATTAGTGTTGAATCAAAGAAAGCCGCTTTTCCAGCGACTCAATTGGGGTGCCAGTATTCTCTTTTGCTAGTTTGGGTTTTACCTTATCAAGCAGAGAGTTGGTAACAGCCCTGCGACTAAAGGCATAGGTAAAATCCTCAGTCTGATTTCTTTTCTTTTCATCCTCCAAGATGCCATCAGCAAAGCCAAGCTCGATGGCCTTCTTTGCATTGAGCCAGGTCTCAGCATCCATAAGATGGGAGAGCTTTGTTCTTGACTGGCCTGTCTTGATTTCGTAGGCATTGATGATGCTCTCTTTAACTTCAGAAAGCATAGCGATGGCTTTTTTCATTTCTTCACTGTCCCCAATGGCCACTGTGAGGGGGTTATGCACCATCATAAGGGCTGTTGGTGCCATAAGCACCGTTGTCCCCGCCATAGCGATGACTGAGGCTGCTGAAGCTGCAATGCCATCAATCTTTACGGTAACAGTTCCCTTGTAATCCATCAGCATGGCGTAAATCTGACTAGCAGCAATGCAATCACCTCCTGGAGAATTAAGCCAAATAACAATGTCACCCTCGCCTGCAGTAAGCTCTGCTTTAAATGCCTTAGGGGTAACATCATCATCAAACCACGAGTCTTCTGCAATAACGCCGTCTAGGTAGAGTGTTCGGACACCGGTGTTTTCATCTCGTGCCCAGTTCCAAAACTTCTTCATTTAGGTTCCTCCGTTTCTTTAATATTTGCGAACGCGCCTGCGTCCTGTAATTTTGTCATCGCGGCATTTATGACATAGAGATCCCCACCTAAGGATTCTGGAATTCTATCCAGATTTTCAAGCTCTCTGATATCATTGGCGCTCATCCAGCCATTCTGCCTCGCAGTGGCATAACCACTCATACGGCTTACATAGTCACCACGCAGAAGGCCATCCACATTAAACTTGATAAATACATTAGGTTTCTCACTTTCCATGAGAAGTGCTCTGCACATGGACTGTTCCCAGCGGACCACCCAAGGGTCGAGGGTGTATTTTACAAACTCCAGTGATTGCTGTTCGATGTTGCTAAAGGATGACTTCTCTAAATCAGCAAGCATATGTGGTGGGACTCTAAAAATACGAGCGATCTCATTGATCTGGAACTTTCTGGTTTCTAGGAACTGAGCCTGTTCAGGAGAAATACCAATAGGCTGATACTTCATACCTTCTTCTAGGACAGCCACCCGGTGGGCATTACCACTTCCTTGATAAGCTGCATTCCAGGATTCTTTAATCTTCTGAGGATCCTTGATAGTACCGGGGTGTTCAAGGACGCCTCCCGGTGAAGCCCCATTAGCAAAAAACTTAGCTCCATATTCTTCCGTGGCTATAGCAAGTCCCACAGCATTTTTCGCCATGGCTATGGGTGAATAGCCTACCAGCCCGTCAAAGCCAAGTCCTGGGATATGAAGGACGTCTGATGGTGATAGATACACCTGATGTTCTCTACCAAGAGAAGGGACATCCTCATTGCCACGCTGGTACAAATAGAAAAGC